AATACATGCTCAGCATCGTTGCCGCGCTGAGTCCAGATCGTGCCACGCCTGCAATCGCTGTGATGTCCGGTGGAATTTTTGCGACCAGGTTGAGAATATCGAATTGAAACTGCGAGGACCGGACAAAACGTGTTGGCCCAGATCCCGCCACGAACGCACTGCCTACGCCTCGACTTCGTGTTCGCCGGACGACTTGGCTGGCTGTCCTGCGGACTGGCTTTGGCGTTTGACACGTTGTTGTCGCACTTGCCAACACGCCGGATACGATCTCACCGATCCGTTTTCTCTGTCCTTCTTTATCACCGTGCGTTGTTCGCCATGATGGAGGCCATGAGATTTCTGCGTAGAGTTTCTGGACGATCGCTGCGTGATCGTGTGCGGACATACGATTAAGCGACAGAAGATACGTCTTGCAGCTTCCACAGGCAATCGGTCTGCCAATGTCCAATTCGATGGCGGCCTTCAGCAGCGTGCCAAGATTTGAGCAGTCACACTTTCCACGCTTTGCCGTGTTGCATGATCGACGCTGCGGGGCTTTGTTTGCTCGTGGGGCTGGCGGCTTCCCATCACTCGCCAAAAACGCATCAACACGGGCTTTATCCGTTCGGCAAATGCTTTGAAGTGTCGGCTTCACTGCGACATTTCGCACGCTGCAAAATCCAGACAGTTCGCACTGGCATTCACTCACGGGGAAAATCCTTTTCTATCGCCGCGTCGAAGTTCTCACGCCATGAGTCAACAGAAGACTGAGCAAGACCGCTAGCGACATTCCGCCACCCGTGGATCAGGAACTGAGCAACGACAGCCAAAAAGATTACCCCAATGAGTCTCAGCATCAGCAGTTGCCCGAGCTTTCCACAATCGTGACATCGAAAATCTGATAGGACCAGAGATCGCACGCCCCTGCGAGATCGCTTACGGTTAAAAGTGCGGGACAAGTGCAATCAGTTCTGTCGACAGTTGCCACGCACCACAGAGGCGACGTTGAATCAAATCGATAGTACAGACAAAGTGTGCAATTAGTGCATTCACAGAGTAAACGAAAATCGATTCCGTCCGTCCGTGATCCCCCCATCGGAATTGCCAGAGTTCCATCAAATCGTCCTGAATAGCCAGGAAAAGAACCCGGCGAAAACGGTAGGCACGTAATGTCAGGTTCGTTGATTTGTCCGTAAGTCAGCGTAACGGAATGAATGGTCGATGGTGCATTTGCTGACGCAAAGAGCAGGGTTAGTGTTTCGCCCATAGGCCGCCCACAAATGCAATCGCCTATCTCTTCGGCACAACTACACTGCTTGCATCGGAACGTAAACGACGAACCATCGTACAACTCAACCGTGCCGCTCATGTCGGAGCAGCCAGTCACCGCAACCGCTTCACCTTCGTCACCGTTGACTGTTGGCGTTACAATGCAATTGCCGTAGTCATCGCGGCCAAGTGCCAGGCTGATTGTGAAATTGCCGATTGTTCCCGACCACACTGGTGGATCGCATTCGCTATATGCCGTGTCGGTCAGTTCGCCGTAATAGGTGTCGATAAAATCGCCGTAGACCACTTCGCGGACATCGACGCACAATGCCCGGCACGAGCATCGACAATCACCGCAAAAAAAATCTCGACAGCCCGTGTCAGGATCGACAATTAGGGCCAGTTCTCGCGGGTCAAATTTGGACCAGCGTAAAGTGCCCTGCAGGTAGGCCGTCGACACATCAACGTCACCCGATGGATTGCGGCAGCTTGCCCCCTCGTAACAAGTCGCACGGTACACTTCTTCGTCGTCGAGCGTGACGATGTACTCGCATTCGCCGATCTGCGGAATTGGTGAGCGAACCATCACAACTCGAAAGCCGATGTCGTTTCTCGTCGTCGTTTCGGCAATCAGTGTGCGGCTGGCTGACCGGCATTCCGCAGCCGTAGAATTCCAGCCACCACCGCGAATCACCTGCTCTCCTGCACTGCCATCCATTCGGGAGTTCTGTGCCCACTCCCAGACGTTGCCGTGAGCGTCGACAAGGCCCTGAGCATTAGCCGGTTTGCCGCCCACATTATGAGTTTCAGCCCCGCTGTTTGTGACAAACCAACCATTGTCTGTAAGGTCCGCAGAATTTGCCCCGAAGTTGTAGGCTGTCGTTGTTCCAGCTCGGCAAGCAAACTCCCATTCCGCTTCCGTTGGCAGCCGATAGGACCGTCCCATTAGGATTTCAGCGGGCAATGCCGACAACGCCGCGCAAAATGCCAGAGCATCCGCGTAAGACACTTTTTCAACTGGCCTGCCGCTGCCGCTAAAATGACTCGGACTCAATCCTCGCACAGTTAGGTACTGCGATTGCGTGACCTCAGTTGTACCGATCACGAATTCATCGACACTTGTTGAGACCTCGGTTTCGTCGGCATCTCGCCCGGTTTCCGATCCGGGGCTGCCCATCGTGTATGTGCCCGCTTCGATCAGGGCAAACGGCATCCCGATCGAATTGCTACTGACTGGCGGAGTGATGTCTGGGAGGATTTCGCGTTCCCAGTACGATACAAACGAATGACCGCCAACTGTGCCTGTCCATGATGATCCGCCGAACTCTGCAGAACCGTAAGCAATGCCGTCGTCGTAGGTTTCCCATTCAAGACAGAGTTTGCAGGGAATAACTCCGCAGCAACCGTCGGCAGGAGCGTTGTCGCAAGTCTCAACAGTTTGCTCTGCACATGGCTTTAAATGCGTTGGCGATGCTTTGCGAAGATATCGCGGAGGCATTATGCACACTCCGGCTGGGCGCAAAGATCGTCAATGATCCATTTCGGAGTACATTCACCAGTCAGCGGGTACATGTACGTTGCCCGGCCTGTTGTGCCAATCAAATCGCCCGGAGTCAGTCCGTACAGATAATTGCAGATGTCGTACACATTGTACGTGCCTTCGTAGTTGACTCCAGGTGGCGTTCCAGTGCAGCTTTGGTTGTAGTACGTTGCAGTGGCCACCAATGTCGTTTCAGAAACATAGTCACTATCTGGGCAAAGAACATCTTCGATTGTGAACCAGATCGTGTGACCGCCGCCGGAGCCGCTGCCTTCTCTCTGCTGCCATCGCCCTCTGTGCGGCCCCTCATTCATGATCCTACGCGACACCTCACGCGCGATCTGCTTGTATTCCTCGTATCCCTCTTTGTTGAAGCCAATTGCCGGTTCTGTCATGTCAGTGGCAATACTGAAAAGTCCTTCGACTCGTACACAACGTCGGTACGATAAACCGCTGTCGCTGGATCTGGATCATCAAGAGCCACGCCAGCCCCGTTCAGCGGAACTGGTGCCGCTGGTAATTCCTCATCTTTTCCGTTGCGAATGTTTTCACGAGATCCACCGTAGGCAATCTGTCGGAATCCTGCATCAAGTTGCTTTGATGACCAGCCCTGTTTTTGCAAATGAATTGAAAACGTAACCGTGCGGAATGATGTGCCGTTGCGAGACTGCCCACGAGTGATCGTAATGTTTTGCATTTTTGCAAGACCGGCAGCAACCGTAATTCCATCAACCGTAAACGATCCAGAATTGATTGCGTCCTGATACGTAAAAATCCAAACCGGAACCGATGCAAGATTTTTTGAAATCGTCACATGTGGCCGGGAATCATCAATCATGATCGGCGGATCAAATGGATCTCCAGCACTGTTCAGAATTGCTTGCCCCGCATAGTTTGTGACCGCTGGCTTCTGAAATTGTTCGTATCCCCATGTGATTTCTGCGGGATCATTTGTGGGGTCTTCTGCCAGTTCTCGTTCTGTTGAGTATTCAGCCGTGACGGTCCAGCCCTTCCATGGGTCGGACGGGTCTACCTGCAGCGTCGTACACCACGCTCCTGCGTCGTCAGGATGGACTTCGCCAATCACTGGCAATGAGGCATGTGATCCGACGTGAAACGCTCGCTCAGTCTTTGCTGATGTCGTCAGCTTGAACGTTCTCGTATAGCTTCGCTGACCTTTGGTGTTCGTCGCAGGCCCGTGATTGTCTCCAAGGTAGGTTATCGTCATTCTGCCACCTCGACTGCGACGCCTTGAGCGATAGCGTTTTCTGCTGAGTCGCCTTCAAGAATCGTGCCTTTCCCGTATACGGCCCATAGCCCAACAATCGGTGATTTTGGATCATCCGGATTGCTTCGCGTTACCCTGGCAAATTGGATGGCATCGCGTCTTGATTGCGGCCAGTGCATCGCCGTTTCTTCCCATCGTCTCACAATGAGCTTTGCTTTCATGGCCCCACCAATCCCATTGTTATCATTGTTTGCGGCTTGTTCTCTTTCATAGCCTTCACAAGGGTTCGCGTTTGCTTCTCTGTGGCTGTAACGTTTGGATCTTTGCCACGCTGAAGCATCGCCGCAAAGATTGTCGAGAATGCCTCCTGCGATCCTGCCGCCATCGCTCCCGCTAAACGTGGCTCCTGCTTCTTTGCTGCGTCCTGCGTTTCTCTGTCACTGCCAAGCCAGTTCGACAACATGCCAGCCATTGCCCCGCCCTGAATCTTTGCGCGATCGATCATGCCGCCGATTCCAGTTTTTGCAGATGCGATCAAAGGATCATTTTGCAGGCTTTCAAACAACCCCTTGGCTGCATCGCCGACCGACTTGGGTACGTTTCTTTCTACCCATCCACGATTGAATCCGGGGCGTTGCTGACCAATGTCTGCCATTGCTTGACCCTGCCCGGCACCCTGCAACTTTCCGATCAATGCGTCCAGTCTGCCTTGTGCTTCCTGAAGATTTGCTGGCTTCGCTTCAGGTCGCAAATCGTTGATGTTTACGCCAGCAAATGGATTGAGTAGTTTCGACCATTCAATCTTCGTTACTTGGTCGATCATGCCGTTCAGCATGTCCGCCCAGTGCAGTTTGATTGTTTCCATTGCCACATCGAATGACGCAACGATCAGTTCGCCAGCAAATTTCCACTTGGCATCTCCAAGCGAGTTAAACGCGGTGAGCAGTTTATTTGTCTCAGCAACGATTGCCGTCAGCTTCGGCAGCACCAACGCTCCAAGATCGCGGCCAAACGTCTGGATGTTTTCAACGAGTGAATTCCATTGGCCAGTAAACGTCTCGTTGATCCTTGCCATCATGCCGAAAAAACGCCCGCCCGGCCCGGTTAGGGACTCCAGAGCCTTCTTCATGTCAGCAAATGAAATCTGCCCCGCCTCGGACATCTTCAGAATTTCAGCGTTCGTCTTGTTCATTGACGACGCCAACGCCCCGACTAGCCCAACGCCGTTTTCAGCGAACTGGCGAATTTCCTGCCCCTGCAGTTTGCCCTTGTTCATAACATCTGTGTAAGCCTTCGACAGAAATCCGAGCTTGTTGGCGTCACCCATCGCGAGGTCGCCGAGCAACTGCATCGTGTTGAGAACGTCAGACTCGCCCACGCCCGCAGCCAGTAGACTTTTTGTTGCGTCTGCTGCTGATGTCAGGTCGAACGATGTGCGAGATGCGAACTTTTGAATATCTTTGAACAGCTTCGCCCCTTTCGCGGCATCGCCTGTCAGCACTTCAAACGTTATCTGTGCAGTCTGAGCATCTGCGGCAAGCTTCACGACACTGGCAGCCATGTCGACAATTCCGCCAACCGCACGCTTCCCAATGTCTGCAATGGCAATGCCCGAGACGATCCGCGTAACATCAGATGCGAAGCTGCGAGTTTCCACACGAGCCTTCGATAGCCCGCTCTGAAACTTGCGTCCATCGATGCCAAGGCGTGTTACCAAATCGCCAGCGATGACCGCCATTAGCCACCCCCGACAAGCATTCGCAGGTGTGTGCTGATCGCAATGGCGCTTTGCTTAGGCGAAAGGGCTTTTGGCTTCGATCGCTTTTTATGTTTTGCAATCCACGGCATGAAATCACGGTCCTTCATTTCCTGCCCCATAAACGCCGCGATCATTCTGCCGATCTTTGTGAGAATTCGGCAGACTGGCTCACTTGTTCCGATCGGTTCAATAATGTCCTTCGCACACCACTCATCGAATTGCTGGTGTGACATCTTTGACAGCATCTCGTCAACATCAGTCGTTCTCGCGACGTGTTCAGCCAGTCGAAGTGCTGTCAGTCTTCGAGGGCTGCGTCTGAGTTTTTTGCGATCTTCTCGATATCCTGTTCCGAAAACCCAGACAGATCCAAGGCAACGTTAACAAGCCGCTCGATTACATCGCCGCGACGTTTTCCAAGTTGCTCAATCTGATCTGCCGTGAACAACTGAACGCCGTCATCGTTTCGGCAGCATTCGACAAGGATTCGCTCACGGACCTGTAGCTTGTGCTTTGCCCGCTTGGACTCGGACAACTGCGTCTGCTTGTCCTCCCACGCCGATCGCTCACGGGGAGTCATGCCCCAAACTGGGATGACCATGCCCACACCGAGTTCCGGAACAGGAACATCCTTTTTTGCCTGGGCAAGTTCTGGTGCCGTCAAAAACTGTTCCGCCGTTGGAATTACTCTCATTCGTCATCCTCTTCAGTGTCGTCGTCGTCCGGCTCGACCCAATTCGGGCCGGGAATGTCATTTCCATTTTCGTCGTAGCCGAGAATTTCCCCGTTGCGGAATCTTTCGCGGTCCTCCGGATCGATTGCACGGGCCAGCATTTCGCGAGACAGCAGCACGTCAGGCCGCTTTTCTCGCCAGCCTTTGCACGCCTGCTCCGCTTCTTCGTCGGCTGGCTCACAGTCGCCATTGCCGACTAGCAATTGAGCGCCACGACGTTCAACCGAAACAACCGCCCCGAGCTTCCAAAACGGCTGCCCGGAGCTTCTGTCGATCTGCTCGGCGTATTCTGGCGTGTCGTATGCTGCTGCCACGCCGTTGTCTGATCTTACGAACTTGATCTTCAAAGCCGCCTCCAATTATGTCTGGTATGCAAGCAGGCCGGTAATTTTCAGGCTCACATCGGCCTTCAAGCCGTCATTCATGGCCCCTGTGAACCCAAACCCAATGCCCGCTGACGTGAACGCCATAGCCGCCGCCGTGGCTGCTGTTGTTGTGATGTTCCAGACGCATGACGCGGGAGTCGTCACGAGATCCGTGATTGCCTGATGACCGGCAAGTGTGTCATCGTAAAAGATTGTAAACCCAAAGTTGCCGCCCTCAGAGTAGCCTGTTTGGCTATACTCTTTTCCGGCTCCGGATGTATCGAGCGTTGTCGCGTCGAAGGTTTCCGATTCAGCCCCGTCATGATTGAAATCAGTGATCTGAGCAACAGCCGTCAGCGATGCTGAAATGGTCTGCTTGATGATCGTGCCTTTGCACCGAAGTTTAGCCATTTGCTTTTCCCTTATGTGTTGAACTGAACATCAAGATCCAGCGTCACAACATGGACGCCAATATCAGAACCATCCTGCGGTGATTCGTAGTCGTCGCTTTCATCGTTCATCACGACTGCACCGATTGTGTAGCTTCCAGCCGCTCCGGAGTAGTCGTCGATAAACACCCTGACCGCAGTGGCCAATTCGTCCGCCTTGACGCTGGTTGTCGCCCTGCAATCAATGTCGAAGTTGATAAATCGAAGCTGCCCCGATCCGCCGTCCATGCTTCCGTTTTCTTCACTGCTCATCTGCGTGATAACGATGTGCGGAAACGTAGCTTTTTGTGGTGCCTTGTTGACGTAGACTCGCGATCCGCAAATTGCGTTGACCGTCGATTCTCCTGCCAGCAATGACACCATTCCGCTTTTCATAACTGCTTCTTTGCCTGCCTAACCACTTCCTTTTTTACTCCAACGGCAACCCATTTTCTGATGACCTCATTCAACTGATTTGCATTCCGCCGGACGAGCACACTGATCGGCTTCGATTGTGCTGGCATTCGCCCCGTGCGGCGTTTTCGTTTGCCAGTGTCAACTCGACTCTGAACACCACGAGACCCTTTGCGGCCTCGCTTGCCGCCTACTCTCCTCCGTTTCGTTCCGGTGGTTCGCTCATCAGTCCCGAGAAACCACCAGTGAATGTTTCTTGCGTCAAACCCAACGCCTTTTCTGCCCTTTCGATCCTTGACCGTTGTTGCTCGCTTTTTGCGTCTGATTCCAACTCCCGCCCCGACCTTTACGCTCGCAAACCCGTCATTGACTTTTGTTGGTATCGATGCTGATCCAATCGCCTTTCGAACACCCTTGTATTTCGACGGGACGCTGTTTTTGACGATCTTTGCCGCAAGACGCCCTGACTTATTTAGTGCTGGCCTTGCGATCCTGTTGGCCATTCCCTTGGAAAGTTCGTTGAACACTCGATTCAATTCGGCAACACCTGTCACCGCAGACATCACACCACCTTGCGACGGGTCAAAATCTGAATCTCTTCGTGGTCCATGTTGACATCTATTGCCGTCAGGATCTCGTACGTGTTTCCCTCAAAAACAAGTCGCATATCAGGCGTGACGTTTTGAATCGTCTTTGACCATTGCGTTGTCCACGCCTGATCTGTGTCAGCGTTGACCTGCTGCACTTTCCAGAACTCTCGACCGCCCTTTGTGATCACTTTACAAAACGCAGTTGCATAGGTTTGCCAGTTGCTTCCCGTTGTCAGATCGACATGACCGTGAGCGTCTGCAGTGCCGACAGCCTTTTGAATCGTCACCTTTTTGTCATACTCGGAAAGGCATTTCATCCCTGTGCCACTCCGTAACCCGTCCACGCCAGTTGATTCATGAGCCGGTCGTAAACTGCCCGGCTTCCTGTGCAGTCTTTCCAGTTCATTTTGCCAAGCTCTTTGATTGCCAGCTTTGCTTCGACAGGAACGGCTGACGCTGCTCCGTATCCACAAACCATTTCAACTTGAACCGCGTTAGGCCGCTCAATTTGAACCATCGGCCATGAGTAGCCAAGTTTTAGCTCGATCTCCGGCGGTGTCTCTATCAAATTCGTCCAGTAGTCGCCGACTGGCAACGTCTGCAACGTTTCTGATTCGTCGTAATACTTCACAAAGTTGATGGCCGACACCGGAGCAAGACGAATTTCGATTTCGTCCTCATCCGGAAAGTCGTCCATGTACATCGTAACCGTCTGGGTGATCAGCTTTCGATAGCTGTCGTGTTCTACTTGCTTGCGGCACACCTTCAGCAGTTCGGTAAGCTGTTCGTCGAAGTCACAACCCGTCACGCGCAAAGCATCCTTAAACTGGTCCAATGTGATTGGCTCAGTCGTCGGCTCCGTCGTGACTTTGTAGGTTGTGCTCATCGTTTCGATCGATGCTTTTTCGCTTGATGCTGAGGCTGAATGCCCTGAGTTGTGAACTCAGCAGTCCCGGCCATAACCAGAGTTTTCATGATGCCAAGAGGCAGCCGGGAGTCTTGCGACCCCACGGCCCGCCCTTGCCAACCACGGAGGAACGTGATTGTTTGCATGGTTCACGCCACCAAAATTTCATTGCAGCCCGCTTCGCTTGCGGATGTCGGAGAAACTTCCGGACGGCTTAGGATGCCCAGAATTGCGACAAACGAACCGGCTGTTCCGTCGCCAGTCGTGGCCGTCACGTCGATGTATCGCTTCTTGCCCTTTAGGTCGATTCGAGCCCGCTGGAACAGATTGTCATCCGTGGCCGATGGCAAAGCTGAAGTACTGCCGTCAATGTTCGTTGACGTTCCCCAGACGAGGCCAGTGATATTTGCGTGTCCGCTTCCAGCCGTGTCAGACTGAGTGACCGCAAGAGCGGCCATTGCGATGTCTGTGGCTCCCAAATAGACGATAATGTCTAGGAATCGCCATCCAAGAGTGTCGATTTCGCCAGTCGTTAGCGTGGCATTGTCGCTAATTGCCGCTGGTGGCGTGACGCTTACCAGTTTTGTGCTCAAGTGATTCACTATGGTTTCCCCTTACAGGATGATTCGCAAAGAGTGCGGGGCTTCAACGCGAAGCCCCGCGTATCGTGTCAGCCGTCGATTAGCTTCCGGCCATTTCCAGACCAACAATCGGCCCTGCAGCCGAGTTGGTTCCGAAGTCGTGGCACACGAAATCGTTTCGGCTGGTTGCCTTCACTGCGATCTGATCGCGTTCCCAAACGGACTGACCGCCCACGGAAACCTGATCGCTGAATTCAATGTTCATCATGCGACGATCACCAAACTGGCAACCTAGTGCGAGATCGCCAAAGATGACAGGAATCTGACTGTTTGCCGCCACTGATGGCATGACCTGAGAAAATTCGACTGCGTAGCCAAGAAACTGTGCTGCGATGCCGTTGGCAATGTCGGCCGCAGTCGTTCCGCCAGCAGCCAGAGCCAAAGGCTGCATTACGTTGTAAAAGAACGTGCGATGGCAAGTCCAGCGAGGGCTTGCGGCGGCGTATTGTGGCAAAGCAGCCACAACGCTGCTGAAGTTTGCCAGCGTTAGTTCGCTGTACGCATTGCCCGCACCAAGAATCAGGCCCGGAGCAGTTCCAGCCGTCAGCGTGTCAAGCTTCGTGAGAATTCCCACGATGCCGTTAAACGTCGATGTGCCGGTTCCGGTAAAGCCCGCCAAGTCCTCAGCATAAGCAAATGCCAGAGCAATTTCGCGGATCAATTCGTTGGCGATCGATACCACGGAATCTTCGGCCAGTTCGTTACTCATGCGAGTGAGAACCATCCACTTTTTGGCAACGAGCTTCACTTCGTTCCACTCAGCGTCTGATTCTGTTCCGGCTGAATTTTCACCCACCGCATAGGCAGTCAGCCCGCCGACACGTCGCGGAGTCGTCTTTGTTTCCGAAGTCATCAATGTTGCCGGGACGAGCCGACGCAGAACGCCGTATTGCTCGACAAGCCTGATGATGTCCGTCGAAAATTCGTCCGGAACGAAAATGCCAGCCCCGGAAACGTCGCCGCCACCTTCGCCGTGGACGTTCATCAGTCCGTTTTGCTGACAGAACTCAACCGAGTTGTAAAACTGGAACTTGCCCGGCATACACATTGTGGCGGTGGCGAGTGCCCACTGGCCGAAACGGTAAGCACGTTCAACCGGCTGCCGTCCTGCCTCGTCAGCGTGCGGAGCAAAGTTGCTTGGGTTTGCACGGCGAACATTGGCGGGCAGCTTAAACGCACCGTTGCCGCCATTCGATGGCATTGCAGGAGCATTTGTGCCGATCATTTTGATTCGGTTCACAAGCGGATTCAGCCGAGTTGCCTTCAGTTTGTTCTGTGCGTCCTGTGCTTTTGCGGCTCGATCGTTTGCGGCCTGAAGATCGTTGATTTTTGCAGTCAGGGATTCTGCTTGAGCGTGCAATTCGCCGATCTTCTTGTCATCGTCTTCGCTGAGTGAGCCAGCCGTTACGCCTGCGTCAACCAGTGCCTGAGCCTGATCAAGCAGGGCGGTTCGCTCGCCAACAAGTTTCTGAAAATCGTCCACTGTGTTTGATCCTTTGATTTTGAGTCAGGACCAAACGAAAACAGCGTCGGTCGCTGACAGGTTTGGAAATACCAAAACTGCAAACGACTGACGCTGCTCATGAACATCAGATCGAAATTTGCCAGCGTGCCCTCATGGGTCGCTTAGCTGATGCGTGAATTGTTAGCGAATGAATGTCAGTGTGTCAATGCCCGTTTCCACATTCGCAAACGATCGGCACTGACAGAGTTCTTTGGCTTGCTGCCCTGCGGAGCCTTGCCAGTGATCTGAATTACTTCATCGACATAGCCAGCCGCTTTCGCTTCGGCCGCCGTAAAGTGCGTTCCATCGCCATGCGGCCCGATCAGATGCGACTTTGTCACCTCGACAGAGTTTCCCGTGCGCGTCGCGTAAAGTTGCTCAAGATCCGCGTCAAGCTTTTCCATCATCAGCAGCGTGTCTGCAATGTCAGCCTTGTGGCCCATAGCAATACAAAGCGAATAGTGCGGATGGAACTTGCTTGTCGCATAAGCCTTGATCGTATCGCAGGCCATTACAGCGAGACTGGCCGCCGATCCTGCCAGCCCTTCAATAATGCCTGTCGTCGGTCCCGTGTGAGCCTGAATCGCGTTGAAAATCGCAACTCCGTCATAGGCCAGCCCGCCGGGAGAATTGACGTAGAGGTTCAATGGCTTGCCACGGTTCGACATCAGCACTTTGCTGATCGATGCGGAGTCCGTTTGGGTGTATTCGTCTCCAACGATGCCGTGAAGCCACACGTCTACGCTGTCAGACTGAACGGCGCAAGTGATTTTGAAGTTCGAGTCAAAAACAGAATCCCGCAGTGCCGGAATTCTTGCCGTGAGTTTTGTCTGTGGTCTCATTTCACCGCCGCCTTCAAAAGATTATCAACCAGAATCTCACCACGATCTGACCAGCACGCAACCAGATCCCTGACGTGAGTCTCAAGCGTTGAGCTTGTCGCCACTCCAGCCACGTCCATGACCTGACGTTTGCTTTCCTCGGTGTGCTTTGCGATTGCCACGACCGTATCGGCCGACTGCCAGCCAAGATCGGCCGTGAACGTGTCAGTCCATGTCTGATAAATCGAATCGACAGCCGACAGAAAACCGTCCGACCGCTTTGACGCCCGGACAATGCGGTCTTTTTCGATCTGCAGTGCATTCGTCACAGAACTGGCAATCATGGCCCGCAAAACGTTGTTCTGTGGCGTTTCTGGTGGTGTTTTGTCCGGCGTTTGCGCGGGATTCTGCACAGCTTGAGCAGGCTTCTGCACCGGCTCAACGCCGTCCTCCATCCAGTTTGCCGGGTGGAATCGCTTGTCTCCGTCAGGTCCAATGTCGGGCATGTTCATCATTCTTCGGCCTTCGTTCCACGTAATCAGCCCCATTTCTGTTTGGCGATAGATTCCGTTGACCTTGGTCTCGAAGCTCATCTGGATCAGGGCTTCGCGATTGAACTCAAAGAAGTGAGTGTTGTTCTTTCGCTGCCGATCGGTCAGCAGTTTTCGCTTTGCTTCTCGCTCGTGCCGTTTCAACCAAACGTTAAGGCAATCATCAAGCAGGGATTGATTCTCTGACTCCAAGCTGTTGTGGCTCGTGCGGGTATCGTCTCCGAGCTTATGCGGTGGAATGCCGTAGATGTTTCCAACCGTCGCCCTGATTTCGTATTGCCGCGTCTCAAGAAACTGTGCTTGATCGTTGGTGATGGTGAGTTGCTGGAACTTGGCCCCATCCTGCAGCAACGCAACCTTATGGGCTTTCTGAAGCCCTTGTGTCATCTTCTCCCATGCGTCGATCGTGTTTCTGATTTTCTCTTCGCTGAAGTGCCCCGGAATCATCAGGATCCCGCCAGCGTTTGACCCTTGCCCAAAGAATCGCCCGCCAAACTGCTGAGCCGCTATGCCGACGCCAAGTGCATCTTTCATAATGTCGATGACGTTGATGCCTTGAATTCCGTTGTGGCTCAGTCCCTTAATGTGGTAAACGTCTCTCTGCGGGAACTTGATTTCCTCATGCTCGATTCGAGTCACGTACCACAAAACGCCGTCATACATGGCCGGGAATGTCTTCTGCGGATCGAGCAAATACATTTCCAAGGGGTTGCCCCGCGAATCGCGATCGATGACAGCGTATCCGTTCCCGTACAGTGCTGCCATTGCTGTGATGACTTCAATGAACGTGCCCGCGTCCATGTTCTCGTTCATGTCACCGCTGAACATGACATTTGCTGGATGCTGCTCATCATATTGCCGGTCGCTTCCGTCTCGCTTGAAACAGTCAAACGGCAGACATGAAACCCGCGAACTGATCAGGTTGATTGCACGCCAGAGCGGTGGATATCCCATCGCTGACATCGGCGTAACCCGGACGCCTGCAGATGACTTGCCGCCACCAATGATTGAAGTCCAGCCGCCAGCGTCACGCGCCGACAAGTTCTGCAGACCGCTGCCGATCGGGGATGGATTCGCAATGATTTCAGAAACGCCGTACATTCAAAGCACCTTAGAAAAGAACGACGCCTGAACCGGCGGTGGAATATGCGAAGCTTGATTCACCTTTTTCGACACCAGCAAGAGCCATGACGGCTGCCTGCATTCCGTCGATTGTCCTGACATCGTCTTTGCCGTTAGGTTTGCACAGCAGGCCATTCTTCCCCCTTGTCACGTTGCTGGCCTGCCATGCGGCTATTGGGTTTCCATCATGCGTCAACTTGTGAGACATCACGAGCTTTTCGAATTCTTCGATCGGCTCATTCAAAATGAACGGGCCTTGTCCACATTCCTCAATCGGAAACTCTGCAGGCCGATGCTTCCACGTCCCGTCGCTGTTCTGCTCTCCAACCATAACACGCTGAATTAGATAGTCTGCGAATCGCTTGTCGTAAAGTAGTTTTTGAATCTGAAACCGTTGTCCAATTTCGCACAGCGTTGACCAGACATAATCATAGTCGATCCAGTCGCCATCTGTCAGGGTCAATTGAGCCTTTTCGTCATGCTCCCAGTCAGTAAATGGAGCAGCCGCGACACGCTGTTTTGCCGTGTCTTCAGGCATCCAGAACCACCACCGAAAGTGCAGCGTGCCGTCATGGTCTTTGAAGCAAAGACACAACGCGGTCAAGTCACGAGTTCGTGACAGGTCAAGCCCCGCCCAGCATGGCAGCGTTTCAAGATGTTCCCACGACACGTCACGCTGACAGGCTTCCCAGTCGTGAGCCTGAAGAAATGGATTTGATGACTGCTGCCAAATGTTAAGCCGGTACATTTTGAACGTTCGCAACGCTGACGGCGTATCGCAGCTCTGCAGGTCCGAAATGAATTCCTCTTCGCCGACAGTGTGACCCCAGGCTGGATTGGCCATCATGCCGAACTTTATCGGGTCTTTCTTCAAATCATCATCTGTCAGATCAAATGGAGCCTCATGCCAATCAAAGAAAAACGACTCGTTGTCAAATGCTCCGGATTCGACCCGCTTGCCGTAATCATACCGCTGCTTTCCGTAGCTTGTTGGATCGTTTCCCGCTGTCGTCACCTGGATAATCATCGGTTCTGAACGACTGATGCCCATGCGGCTGATTCGCTTCATGAACTCAGCGTCGACAACGTGGATTTCGTCCACGGAGCATGATCCGTTGAGCCCTTCCTTTGACTTCTGTGACGCTACGTTGTCGCTGCTCAGAATTCGCATTGCCGAGTTCGTTTCGTCGACCGTAATGCTTGAATCAGTTTTGTTTATCCGCATGTAGGCCGACAGCGTCGGCGATGCCTGAACCATCTTGATTGCGTGGCCCTGAACGATTCGGGCCTGCTGCCCGTCCTTGGCTGCCGTGTAAACGTTCTGGCCCGGCTCTCCGTCACCATCCAGCAAGTAGAGATCCCACCACGCGACAGTCGGTGACTTCTTGTTTTTCTTCGGCTTGCCAATCAGCGCCTCTCGAAACCGCCTCACTTCGCGTTTCCATCGAGCCGACATCTTGACCCAGCCGAACAACCGCATCGCACAATCAGCCTGCCAGTCGCTGGCAATCAATGGCAAACCGGCACAGTCACCTTCCCAGAGAACAAGGTTGTCACGCGCCCAGTCAATCACAAACTGGCCACGAGCTTCGTCCATGCGGCATCCGTTCGCAGCCGCTCTTTCGTCGGCTTCGTTTCGAATCCATCGCTTTGTGACTTTGTC